AACAAATTACGCTGATTTTATGTTAACTGCTGGTGCTAGTGTTGATATTACTGCATATTTTGTTAACCCTGCTCGCATGGGCACAGGTGGTTATTATAAAAATCTAGAGCAATTTGATTTGACTGGTGGCGAAGTATGGTATCGCAATAATATCAATATTACTGGTATTGGTGACCCAATCATACCGCTATATACTATCCAAAGTGTTAATCTACAAGTGCCAAGTAATGAAGTATTCCAATATCAAAATACGAGCAATGTCACAACATTTGGCGCACGGCTCGGTGATTGGTATGTAGCACCAGGCGAAAACGCTTATAGATCTTGGCCAAGTGGAACACCAACGATGAATTTTACACCAGTTGGCGGTGGTAATAATAGATTAAGTTCTGTAAGTCTAGATCTTAATGCACCGCGTGAGGTTGAAGGTGATATAACCGAAGCAATACTAAGCATCTACGCATTGCCGAATGAGTATGTAGCACCAGCACCTACACCAGCAGAGATTGCAGGTTGGGAAGATATACACAGTGCAAGTTATTCATGGGATAACACAACTGGTTATGAAGGTAGCGGCAAGCGTTGGCCAGATGGTCGTGAAGGTGTATATCCACGCCGTGTGCAAATTAAAGAAAATACTCCAACACTGGTTAACTTTAGCCAGAATGGACGCAAATATGTTCGCAGTGGCGGATATACAAAGTGGACACTGGAAGTTGACTATCCACCGCTAACTTGGGATCAGTTCCGCTATCTACAAGCGGCAGCAAACCTTGCCCGTGGCCAGGCTGCAACATTTGAATTCTACATTGCTGATGTCACTGATTTCAGTAAATATTGGCCATTCGCAAAAACACTTAGCGTTAATAACTTCCCAATAGTCCGTAATTGGATTGATGGACGCCGTGTGTTAGTTGATGGTTATCCAAGCAACTATGTTAATGTAGGCAAGGCTGGACAACTTGTCAATGTGGGCAGTGATCGCAATGGTGAAACAGCAAGTGTGCTTGTAAATGATGTGCAAGCAAACATTTACGGTGAAGCAGTGCTAACAGTTGCTTATGATAACTTTAACTGGCAAACAAGCACAGGTAATCAAATCTGGATGGAACCAACATTCCTAGTAGTAAGTCTAAACAGTGACGATTTCGATTGGAGCGTTGATGAGGCTGGACTATATAGAGTAAATGTAAGTTTTGTATTGGACTTTTATAAATGAGTGATAGAAATATGAGCCCCAGTCTCGTTGCTGAGACTTCAAAAGCAGTAGTTCAGTATTACGAGTTGGTATACATTGGTGTTGGTGATGGGTATTACATCACTAACGCACCCTGGGATATTAACCATGGTGGCAACAACTACATTAGTGCTGGTGCCCTAATGAGTTTTGATGCTGTTCAGGAAAACATTGGTTTTGAGATTACACGATTGAGTATTACTATTGGTGGTATTGCACCTATGCCAGGCGATAGTGATCCGTTCCTAAAGAAAATACTAAGTTTGGATTATATTGACCGTCCAGTAAGTATTGTTCGTGCTTATTACAATCACGACAGTTATATTGACAGCGTGTTAATTTACAGTGGATATATAAACAATGGAACTGCTGGGGTTGGACTACAAACAGGTGCCGCTGTTCGTATTGAAACCAGCAACAACTGGAGCAATTTTAGCCTAGTCAGTGGTAGACTAACTAATGATGCGAAACAACAAAGTTTCTATCCAGGCGATCGTGGATTTGAATACTGTAAACAAGTCCAGAAGCAGGTGGAGTGGAAGGAAGAAGCATGACACAAGACGAATTACTAAAATTAGCAAAATTTATCAGCCGTTATAGCCATCACAACTATCAGTATGGCAAATATGATTGTATGTTATTCCCAGCAGAATGGAATGATGTTAGATCTGGCACTAAAAAGGCTGATGCTATCCGCGACAACTATTACGACAAATTTACTGCTATGAAGTTCTACAAAAACTTTATCAGTGTTGAGGGTTGGCTAAAAGGTGCTGGATATCATGAGATTGAGGTTGATGTAGACAATCCAATAATTGACGGTGACATGGTAGTTAGTGGCATGCCTGAATGGCCACTTGTTTATGTTGCGTTCCAGGGCAACTTGTATTACATGAGTGAAGATGGCTTGTTTGCGTATAACACCAAAGTAGTCAACAAACGCAGTGTTTGGAGGAAGTAAATGCCATTTTTAGCACCCCTTTTATCCAGCACAATTGGTAGTTTCCTAGTTAGACTTGCTATTACATTCGTAATTGGTAAAATACAGCAGAACGCTATGGAAAAGAAAATGAAATCCATGCAACGGCAGCAATCTGCTGTCATGGTTAATAGTGCTGATAACACACAACCTATTCCAGTTGTATACGGACGCACCCGTATTGGCGGCAACCGTGCATTCATTGAAACAACAAATGGTGCTGGTAATGTTAGCAACAGCGATCACTTAAACATAGTATTAGCTATGTGTGAGGGTGAGATTGCGGATATCCGTCAAATATGGTTTGATGATAAGATTGTATGGGATATTACTAACGGCGGCACCATCGATGGGGGTGGTAAACTGGGTGGATTTATTAGTGAATATTCAACAGCATTAAATGATGTGCATACACTATTCCGTTTCCATAATGGTGAGAGTGGACAAACTGCTGATGGTGATTTAATAACAAGTATTGGCAGTGATTGGACTGGCAATCACAGACTGCGTGGTATCACATACCTATCAATTATCCTAAAAGCAAATGCTGAAGTATATAAGGGTGGCTTGCCACTTATTACAGCCGTAGTGCAGGGTAAAAAGATTGCCAATGTTAACAGTCTAACACCTGGACAAACCAGTTATGGAACCTTAATTTGGGGTGCAGATCAGGATCCAGTTGATGTGCTATACGATTACTTGTCAAATAAAATTTACGGCAAGGGCCTGGATCATGATGAGAATGGCAATTATAATGCTGGACTACACATTAACATTGATAGTTTTAAGGCTGCAAAAGCACGCCATGCTGGTTATTACAAGATCAACGGCGTAATTGACACCAGTCAACAGGTATACAACAATGTGGGTGAAATAATTGAGAGTATGAATGGTGTGCTGGTATTCCAGAACGGCGTTTACAGTCTGCAACTAAAGCACAGCACTGAAAGCAGCGTATACACATTTACAAAAGATGTTATCCTAAGTGAAGTAAGTGTTCAACTACCACCAAAAGAACAGCGTTATAATCGTATGACTGCTCAATACCGCAATAAGGAAAGTGGCACTGACTACAATGACGATGTGGTTGTGGTTGAAAACGGCACATATCTTGCACTGGACAACAACCAGAAACTTGAGGGGCAGTTGCGCCTAGATTTAGTGGACAGTGAAACTTTAGTAAATACACTGACAACATATGCACTGAACGCAAGTAGATACAATCGCACTGTAAGTTTTACCGCAGCGCACACAACACTAAAAGTGGAATGCGGTAATATTGTGACACTGGTTCATGAAGATTTTGGTTGGGAAGCGGGCAAACTATTCCGTGTAGCACAAATGAATTTGACACCAGAGAACACTATTGAATTTACACTGATTGAATATGTTCCAGGCATAGAAATTATATGAGGAACCCATGTTTGATGATACTAAACTCCGCATCAAAATAATTAAATCAGTAAATTTTAGAATACAACGCAGCGGTGTTGAATATACACTTGATAATGTAGGCTGGATCTGGGCTGTAAAAACGCCACCGCGTAGTCTTCCCAACGACGGTTATAGTGGAATACTATGGAGCACTGAAAATTATGTCGTAGTATTCACCACTGCACGAGACTTAAATGGTTGGTGGCCAGAGACTGCCATGGTATTAACCCATTGGGAAAATGAAAACTGGCGTCCATGTGATCCTCAAAACCCACCAGAGCAGTATCTAAGAAAGATACAACGCCGCGGCGGGCAGGGTAAGCGTGGTCCAGATAGCAAGCCCCGTATACCCCGTGAAAAAGCCAATTATGTCAGAGACAACCGTCCATTAAGTGAGAAAGTTGCACTCGTAAAAGCAGCACATCGTAAAGGTATTACTGGCAGAAGTGCTGTTATGGCTGAAACTGGAATCACCAGTGCAACCTATTATAAAATCATGAAAATACTTGACAGGACGCCTGCTTGATTGTATAAATATATTTGAAGTTGGACGAATAGATTTTTCCTTATAATTTATGGCCATGTTCAACTATCAGTGCTAATGAGTGAATGTTATACCAGATATCTTCGCTAGTTTTTATCCGTATAACACTCCTTTTTCAATATATTAAGCAGAATGCTGCCCACGATCTTAGCACATACATAGACTTGTTTTCATTTTCACAAGTCGGCCCCGGGAGTTTTTCGCCATTCATCCCGGGGCTTTTCTATATCAAAATCGCGGTTTTAAACGCATTTGAGCAGATAATTCTTGACTTTGACTAAGTAATAGTATAAAGTAAAAGCGTGACAGATGGTTACGCTACAAAGGAAAAAGACAATGACATATACACAATTCAAAAAAATAATGATAGAGATTAAATCAGGTTCAGATAATATCTGTATTGGTAAACTTGGTTTTCATAGCAATGATGATGCTAAAATTCGTATGGGATTACTTTTGGATCTTGTTCCGGAAGAATACTGCACAAGACTATTGAAAGAGGAGACAACAGAATGAATATCTTCAAGATTAAAGAACATGCTATGGATCCGCAAACCACACGCAGTGGTAAAATTAAAACGGATAGCAATGGCGAACCACTACGCAGTGTGCAACTATTACAAAGTCCAGAACAACGCCGCGAGATGGCTAAAATCCTAAACAACATGCCACGCATTTATGATGAATGCCCAGAACTATTCCCCACAGGTAAGCATCACATTGGCAATGATCCCACAAGTTATACTGTTGCTGATATGATGGCTGACTGCAAAACCCGTATGCCACGCTGGAGCAGTGCAATGAGTGGTGCCCACATTTACCGCAGTTTTGTTGAACGCCACAACTGGTGCTTGGATCGACTGATTGAGGGCTTGTATGCTGCTGGATTGGAAGACGAGATTATGAATGTTGAGCGTGACTACCGCATTAAACTACGCCTACCAAAGCATGAAGAAATCAGCCGCGCTCTTAAGAAAAGCGATATTTTTGATACTTTTTAATCTTTAAATCGTTG